TGCAACCACCGAACCCGACGCTAAGTCTGGTGAGGTCACAGTCGATGCAACCACCGAACCCGACGCTAAGTCTGGTGAGGTCACAGTCGATGCAACCACCGAACCCGACGCTAAGTCTGGTGAGGTCGCAATCGATGCAACCACCGAACCCGACGCTAAGTCTGGTGAGGTCACAGTCGATGCAACCACCGAACCCGACGCTAAGTCTGGTGAGGTCACAGTCGATGCAACCACCGAACCCGACGCTAAGTCTGGTGAGGTCGCAATCGATGCAACCACCGAACCCGACGCTAAGTCTGGTGAGGTCACAGTCGATGCAACCACCGAACCCGTCGATAAGTCTGTTACTAAGTCTGGCGCTAAGCCTGACACTAAGCCTGGTGCTAAGTCAGGCTCTAATAATAAAGTAAAGACCTCTGTGCAAATAGCAAGAAAAGAAAAAAAAACCGCCGAACTAGAGAAAAATAAGAAAATAGATGCGCTTAAGAAGCAAGCAGAAGAGCAACAACTTGCTAATAGAGCTGCCGCAAAGAGAGCGACTGAAGAAGCACAAGAGAGATTGCATCAGCAGCAGGTCGCCTCAAAGGCCGACACGTTGTCAGACCTTGTCGGAAGAATAGAAGACCGACGCATCTGTTTTTCAGACATTCGTGCGATCGAAGAATCTGCCGACAAGTTAACTGTAACTCAGATGACTCGTGCAACTGCGCAAATAAGCATGTTGAGCTTGCACATGCAACAAGCGCACCAGAATCTGGTAGATGCCAACCAAGTTCTGTTAGCAGATAATAATATGTTGCTAGAGAAGAATGCGGCATTAAGCGCTGCTGCGGATCAGGCAGCTCAACAGGTAGTGAGCGACAGAACAGCTCATGAGCTCCTTACAGCTCAACAAAAGCAACAGTACGACGCTCTCTTGCATAAGAGTAAGAAAACTGAACAAGAACTGGATCGTGCCAAAACTGCAGCGGGTCATGTATCGCAAACGCTCAATGATATACGAGCTGAAGCAGATAAAGCGATTGCTGAAAAAGTTGCAGCAGAAGCAGCCGCAGATGCCGCAAATGTCATATCTTTTAATGCTACACAAGCGAAGCAAGTCCTGGAAACAAGACTTGCTGAGTGCGAAGTAAGTCTTGATAGTCTTTCACTTGAAAAAGCGTTTGAAAGACTCATTGGAATAGTATCAAATGAAGTGACCGAGCGCGCCACATCAGCTTTTGATACCATGCAAGCGGTGAAACACAATCAAGATGAGTGTTATAATAAGTTGTGTAAAAGTGATGCATCTTCTCGTCAAAATCTTTCCGAAAAGATGCGACAAGCGTCGGATGAGTTTATTGCAGCAACTACTCGAAACGCAGAAGCACAAGACGACCAACAGCACCTGCGTGAAATGTCTGCCGCTAAGAAACAAGCGATTTGTGCAGAATTTGCAAAGAGCTTTGTAGCACGCGTACTGAGACGTGAAGAAGTATCCGCGCAAGTGCCCGCACAGGAGACGGCATTGAGTCAACATTTTCCTCCGCTTGGAAATGCTTCATGCAAAGCGCCGACTGCGTCAACAGCACCAGCTGAAGCACCCAAAATGATGTCACAACTGTTCACTGGTGAAAAGACAGACGATTGGTTTGTTTCACAAGGTGGCAAACAACCAAATCCTGTGCCACCGCGTGTCGTTAGTAATAGTAGACTTCCAGCAAAAGACCAACACGCAGTAGAAGAGTTTATTGAGGGATTGGCAAGTGGCAAAACCAGTGTCTGTTCGACTCAGAATAAGGATTATAGGCAGAATCTATGGTCTGTAAAATTTGAATTAAGCTTTCCGGAAGATTCTGAATTAGCGAAGCTAACTACTCAATCGTTAAGATCGACGTATCACTCTGATGAGAATCCAACGAAAAGTATAATTAATATAGTCACTGCCGCGTGGACACATTGTTCCAATCCAAATAATAATATTGATGATTCGTGGACTACAATGCGCGCTGTGAATGTTCTTCGAAAAGAAATGGGACACGAAGAAATTAAGCGTTCAACTACTATCTGCATAGTCGATATGCGCGCAGTAACATCAACTTATGCTGTGGCATATGTGAACCTCTTCCAACCGCCACAACCGCAAAAGTAGATGTTAGTTATCATTTGGTGTGGTTGCAAGTGGTCACCAAGTCTTACAAGCGTATATAGTTAATTCAAGCAAGACTAGATTGAAAAAATTAATTTTAATTTTTACAATAACTATATTTTACTATAAATAAATTATCTCATATAAAATAAATGAATACAGTTAAAATTTTTATATTTAATAGAATTTTAATATTACTAACTATATGTGTTATAATAATGTTTTATCAATATAAAATAAAATATATTAAATTACAGACTTTTTTAATAATACCTATTACTTTATTTATTTATTATTTTTTAAAATTATTAAAAGAAGGGCATAATTTTAGTTTAAATGACTGTTTATGTTTTACAAATAATTATTTATTAATTAATAAAATAACATCTATTGAAATTATTAAACCTCATTTACTTGATAAACCATTACATGAATTTTATATTAGCACATCACACAATACATATTTACCATGTCATCAAAATATAGATATATCTTCTATAGAGGCTATTAAAAATTCATTATACTTAGGGGCGCGTGTTATTGAATTAGACATATATGCAAAAAATAATATTGGATTAACAGATGACGATTATACACCAGTTGTTGCACATGGTAAGGAATATAAATATGGTGATATATTTACAACTTCTTTTATAACTTTTGAAGAAAGTATTAAAACAATTGCAAAATTTGCTCAAACTACATCTGACCCAATATGGATTACTCTTGAATTAAATACTAATAAATTAATTAAAACACAATTAAAAATGAGAGAAATACTTTTAAAATATTTTGGAAATAAAATAATAAATTCTACAACAATGTTAAGTAATATCCCAATTAAAAATTTATTAAATAAAATTATATTAACATCCGGGGATGGACTTGTATCCAGCAGCGGGGTTAATTCTACAAATAGAATTACATCCGGGGATGGACTTGTATCTCCTCTAAAAGACATTGTTATTTCTTACATTAATTATTCTTATTTAAAAAATACAGATCATAAAGATACTAATCTAAAAAATAAAAATTTAACAGGAATAATACATCGTGTATATCCTGCAGGTGATATACAAGGACACTTTTCATATAATTTTGATCCAGAACCATTATGGAAAAATAGATATCAATTAATAGCACTTAATTTTCAAAAATTAGATAATAATTTAAATAAAAATTTAAGTATGTTCAATAAATGTTCTTTTGTTCATTTCTCTGAATATAATTAAACAATATGAAATAATAATTCATTATAATGTTTTCTACATACAGGTATATACTTGTCTGAACCACCAATTAAAATAGTATTTTGTGATTGATCTGTCCTAAAACTAAATGGAGCTTTTGTGCCATCATTACAAATATTACATAATGAATTTAATTTAATACATTTATTTGATAATGGTATTAAATTTAAAATTTGTCCAATTGGTTTTTGTTGATAGTCGCCATCTAAACCTGCAACTATAATATTTTTTTTATATAGTTTTAACCAATTATCAATTACTTCAACTAAATCATTAAAAAATTGTCCTTCATCAATAATAATTGTATCATGTTGTTTAATAATATTTTCATTTATTTCTGATAATATTGACACAGAAATACAATCAGCAGATTCAAAATCATGTGATGTGACTTTATTATTATTATATCTATTATCAATATTTGGTTTAATTACTAATATTTTTTGTTTAATTTTTTGTAATATTCTTATTCTTCTAATGATTTCAGTTGATTTACCTGAAAACATTGGCCCAATAATTAATTCTAAGTATCCACTCATTTTATATATAATAGTTATTATATATAAAATAATTATTTTAATTAATTTATTATCAATTTTTATAAACTTGTTTTAAGCATATAATATTATTTGAATATAATAAAAATGAGTAATATAAAATATCCTGTTATTTTATCTTTTGATGTTGGGATTATTCATTTATCATATTGTTTATTAACCCAAAGTATTTTTACACAACCAGATGGAACAAAAATATCTAATTGGAATATTTTAGAATGGAATAATATTGATTTAACAAACCGAGATGAACAAAAATGTGCATGCGGTGCAAAAGCTTTTTATACACAAACTATTAATAATGAAATAAAATATTATTGTAAAACTCATAGTAAAAAGATTGATAAAACAACAAAACCTTTTAATAATACTTTTATAGAATCTAATAAATCAAATAAATGTGATTATGAATTTAAAAATTTAAAAATTTGCGGAAAACCAATTTCATATGAAAATAATAATAAATGTTATTGCACCACACATGCTAAACAATTATATAAAACAATTTCTAAATTATCCGAATTAAAAGTATTTAAAATGAAAAATTCAATCACATCACAGTTTGATGAAATTAAATATAAATTAATTATGGAATTAGAAAATAGGAAAAATTTATTATCTACTGATTATGTTGTTATTGAAAATCAACCATCGTTAAAAAATCCACGAATGAAATCTATTGCTTCTACTATTTATGATTATTATTTAATTAGAGGTATTATTGATAAAGAAATTACAAAATCTAATATAACTCAAGTTAAATTTATGTCTCCTTCTAATAAACTTAAAATTGCAAATGAAGGTGATATAAAACAATTAATTTCCTGTAAAAAAGCAGATCTATCAACCTCAACAACAGACACAACAAAAACATATAAATTAACTAAAAGTTTAGGTATTAAATATTGTTTAGAATTAACACAACATTTACCACAATGGACCGCGCATTTTAATTCATATAAAAAGAAAGATGATTTAGCAGATTCATTTTTACAAGGTGCGTATTTTTATTCAAATAATATTTCAATTCCAAAATTAATTAATTGATTTCTTTTTTTTTATTAAACCCATTGTTTTCTCTAAATTTAATTGATCAGATTTAATAGGATTAGAGCGTTTAATAGTATATTCTGTTTCTATATCTGAATAAATTCTATTTAAAGTGTCAATGGGAACTTCTTTTAATTTTTGAATATTATAAGATTCTTCAATTTGCATTTGTCTAGAAATAAGAGGTGGATGTAATATAATATATTCTTTAGAATTTATTATAAAATTATTTCTAAATTCTTCAATTGATAAACAGCCGCCGTACTCTTTTAATATCATCCAATGAGGTGCCGGAATTATTTCCTTATAGATTTTATAAATTCTATAATAAAATAAATTAATTAGTGAATCTCGTTTCCAAATTAAATGATCGTTTAATTCTAAATTATATTTTTTCATACAATTAAAACTACAAAAATTACCAATGCAAAAAAAAGTATCATTATAATAATCTTCTGGTAATTCAAGACAAGGTGTACTAAAACAACTTCTACACCACCAACATTTTGTGTTTTGTGTAAAATGCAAATTATGCGTTGATATCTTTTGAACAGTATTAATACTAATTTTATCATAATTATTACTTACAGGTGTTTTTAAAGAATCTGTAGAATCAGTATCAATTGGTATATTATTATATGGTTGTATTTTTTGTATTATAGTTTCTTTATCTGATTTTATAAATAACAAGTTATCATTATTATCAAATTCATTAATTTCATTAATTGTTATTGGTAAATGTAATATAATCTTTTCTTCATCAGTATTTATTGATTCAACTATTTTATTTTCATTTTCAATTTGTTGATGTATAACATTATAATTCTTTGGCTTGCGCCCGCGTTTTTTATGTATCACTTCTGTCATTATCTAATTAATAGTGTTATATCTTTAGACCTATGAAATTTTTAATAAAAATTTTTTTATAAAAAATTTATAACTATACATAATAATGGAACATAAATATAAATATAAATATTATAAATATAAATTAAAATACGCGCATATAAAAAATACATATAAAAATATATCCCATCATTATATATTATCAGGCGGTTATAATGAAGAAGTTGAAGAAGTAGTTGAGGATGAAGTAGTTGAGGATGAAGTAGTTGAGGATGAAGTAGTTGAGGATGAAGTAGTTGAGGATGAAGTAGTTGAGGATGAAGTAGTTGAAGAAACACCTACAGAAACACCTACAGAAACACCTACAGAAACACCTACAGAAACACCTACAGAAACACCTACAGAAACACCTACAGAAACACCTACAGAAACACCTACAGAAACTAAAACATATTCATCAGCTAGTATATTTTTACCAGATAAAAATAAGATTCCTGTAAAAGATGATGAATATAATTATGATTTAATACCATATTATATAAAAACAATAAGTGGATATATTAATGAAATTGAAACTATAATATCACAGTTAATACCAGAAACAATATCAAGTGCTACAGAACAATCCAAACTCGTTTTATCCTTTTCTTCTAAAGATACTAAAATATTAAATAAATTAATAGATAAAATTTATAATTTTATATATCATAATGATATTCCTATTAATTTTAATTTATATGATATTAATCATTCGCAAAAAGCATTAGAACAATTAAAAACAAATTTACAATTAGAAAAAATTACAAAACTTTATAAAATAAGATATAAATTATTTAATATAAATAATCCAACACTAGCACTAGATAAAACACCTTTTCAAGATAAACCATTTGAAACACAAAAACCACCATCTACACCTATTGAAAAAAAACCAAAAGAAAAAATACCAGATAAACCATATCCCTTAGTAAAAAAATCTTTAAATTTTTTTCCAAATGAATCAAATATGAATTATGTTCTAGATTATGTAATTAGTTATTATAAAATTACTAATATAAAAGACATAGAAAAATTATTTGCATCATTACTAATGGGATATGATAAAAATTATATGTTTTATTATATGGTATTACTTAGGTGGTTAACTGTTAATAATAAATACTTATATGTATTAAAAGAAAATGTATCTGTATTATCTTATAATAGTTTATATTCTTATTTAAATGCAGAAATAAATATGGAAGAATATATACCATTTATTATAATTTTAATAAACAGATATATTAATAATTTTAAATTTAAAAAACCTTTAGAAATTAAACCATATACTGCATTTGAAAAATTAAGTAAAAAAACTATTAATGCTGAATATTATTCTGATGATAATAATGCAGTATTAACACATTATGATTATAAAAATAGTGCATTATTATATGATTATGATATAATGAAATTTGCATCACAAATAACATTTAATGATATAATTGCTATTTTATATAATTTATTTAGAACTAAATTAATATATCGTCCATAATTTCATCAATATATTCAAAAAATTTAATATTAAATATTTGTAAATTATCAAATAATATTGGATATTTTATTTTAATATCATCTATGTCATTCATATTATCTTTTGGTACATAAACTATTTTAATACCTGCTTTTTTTGCACCTAATAATTTAAAATGTAATCCGCCTATTTTAGTTATTTTACCAGTTAACTCTATTTCACCTGTCATTGCAATATCATTTTTAATAGGTTTATTTAATATACGTGAAATAAATGCACTAGTAAATGCACATCCTGCACTAGGTCCATCTTTTGGCGTAGATGTTGCTGGTGCATGAACATGAAAACCATTTTTAAAATGTTTTAACAAATATTCATCCAAATTATTAATATTTGGATATTTATTAATATTCTTTCTTATATATTCTATTGCTGCAGTAAGCGAACAATATACTGATTCTTTCATAACATCACCTTGTTTTCCTGTTAATTTAATTTCAAATTTATTTAAATTGGGATCAAAATTATTAAATATTTGAATAGGAATAATACCACCATTACTACTGGTTGCATATAAACCATTTATTATTCCAACTAATGGTGTAGTATTTATTATAGTATTATTTATTTCAGGTTTATCTAATATTCTAATAATAATATCTTTTGTTATTTCATTAAAATCATTATTAATAAAATCATTTCGTTTATATATTTTATCTAAATTTAATGTTAAAAATATTTGTTCTATTTTCCTTTTAATAGATCTAACACCAGCTTCATTTGTATAATTATCAATAACATATTCAATTAAATCATTTGAAATATGTATCCATTTTTCATTTAATAATCCGATTGACTCAGCCATTTCTGGAATAATAAATTCTTTTACTATTTGTATTTTATCAGTAATAGTATATGAATCCATTTCTATTTGTTTTAATCTATCTAATAATATAGGATCAACTAAATTAGCATCATTATATGAAAAAATCATAATAACTTTATCTAATGGGAAATCAATACCTTGAAAAAACCGATCTTGAAATGTTTTATTCATATTTGGATCAGTTAAATGAATTAATATACTAGTAATTTCATTAATAGAACCGTGTTTTGAACATGATTTATCTAATTCATCAAAATATAAAATACATCTTTGTTTTCCCATTTCCACCATCTTTTTTATAATTAATCCTGGTTGTGAACCAGAATAAGTATATCCATGACCATGCAATATTTCACCATCATTTTGACCACCTAATGTTATTTCTGAAAAAGGAATATTTAATGCCTTACTAACTGATTTAGCAAGTAATGTTTTACCGACACCAGGAGGACCTTGAAAACCAAAACTTGTTCCTTTACTATGAGGATTTGTAATCCATTGTCCAATTATTTGTAATAGATTTTTTTTAGCTTCTTTATGCCCATATGATAAATTTACAAGTTTATTTTCAATATCTGTTAAATATTTAGTTGATTCTGTTAAATCTGAATTAATATTTTGATATATAATATCATCTTGTGGTGTAGGCCATGGATAATTTAATATATGTTTAACAAAAATTTGTTGTTTATAATATTCATTATTAACTAATGTCATTTCTTCTATTTTCTCAAGTGTTACTATTTTTACTGATTCTGGTATATATTTATTTGTAATTAATTGATTTTTAATATCAATATCTTCATGTGATAATGTTTTAAGTTTAGTTAATTCTTGTTTTAAATTATTTGATGATTTTTTTATTTTTACTAATAAATAATAAGGTAATCGTTGAGCTAATAAATTATATATATGCGGACTATTCATTTTTTTTTCTTTTATTAATCCAAATAATAATCCAGCAATATCAGCATTATCATTTGTTCCTAATAATAATAAAAATATATAATCAAACATTATTTTTATATCAGAACCTTTTGAAATAAAATCTTTCATAATTGTAACAAAACTAGATTGTGTAATTGATACATATTGTTTATAATAACATTTTAATAAATTTATATATTCACTCGATGATAATGTATATAAATTACCCAAATAATTATATCTTATAAATTTTTTTACAAATTTTAAATCTATTTGTGTTTGATTTAATTTATTACAAAAATCTTCTTTTAAATTATAAATAATTGGATAATTTATTTGACATGTTTTAATTACACATGATAATGTATCATTAATAAAATAACCGTCTATTTTTACATACTCTGTATTTATATTTTTTATCCATAATTCTCTATTTAATTCTAATATATCAAAATCAGAAAATTTAACAGGTTTTCTCCAATAATAATCTTCTGTATGATTTGAGACTTGAAAAATATTAATTTTTGTTGGAATAAATAATTTATCGATTTCATTTATAAGTTTTAATTGTGAATCACGTAAATTATCTTTAATATCATATATTGTTATTAATTCAGTTAAACTTGTAAATCCAATATTACCAATTATTATTTTTAATGCTTTTTCTTCTTCATATAATGGTAAATATGATGAATTATTTTTAATTATATATGCAATTTGTTTAAATAAATTATCATTACAAGTACTATTTTGAAAAACATTTATTATAAAATCTAAATTTGTTATTGATTCAAGTTTATGTAATATATAATTATTATATGTTATAATAATATTTTTTGATATATTAAATATACTGCTTAATAATTGATTTTTAAATAATACGTCTATATTATTATTTGCATATAAATAATCTATATGTTTTTCTAATTTTAAAATTATATCTGATAAATATTTATACCTAAATTGTAAAACTCCTAATTTTATTTTAAAGCTATTATCTAAATTACACATTATGAATATTAAGATTTAAAATATAATTTAATCACAATATGCTCGTTTAATAATATAACACAACCTAATATTTTTAATTATTATAATTTTTAATTATTATATAATTATTTTAAGAAATCATAATTTGTTAGACTATTCTGATTTATATTTAAAACAATATTAAACGCACTTAAACAGTATATTACGTGTTTGATTTAAAAAAATAATATAATATATATTATATATTCTATAATGCCAGCTAAAACTAAACAATCCAAAACCGCACCTAATGCAGCACCAGTTGAAACACCTGTTCCAGCATCAGTAGTTGAACAAACCGCAGGCGGCAAAACTAAAGGCCCTGCAAAGAATAAGAAAGTAGGTGAACCAGTAGTTGTTGAACCAGTAGTTGTTGAACCAGTAGTTGTTGAACCAGTAGTAGCTGAAACAGTAGTTGTTCAGAAAGCTGGTGGGAAGGGTAAAGCACCTGCTAAGAAAAATGCTAAAGTAGAAACTGACGTTGAACCAGTCGCAGTTGAGCAGACAGCTGGCAATAGTAAGAAACCAAATGCTCGTAAGGCTAAAGAAAAATCACCCCAAGTAAATGAAGATGCAACTAAAGTTGTAGCCAAACCAAAGAAAGTAGCTCAAAAAAAGGCTAAAGTAAGTGATACAACTGAAGAAGCTCAAGAAACGCTAGAAGGTGGTGAAAATGCATCATCTAATGAAAAGCTAATTAGATCATTCAAAGTTCTTCTACCTGATAAAGAAGAGTATGAAGGGCGATTCACTGGATTAACTCCTTATCAAGCTGCAAATAAGGCACTAAGCAAGTATTTCAGAGAAAATAAGGATGTTGAAAATATTGCTAATACTATTACATTCCAAATTTGTGAGTCTACTCGTAAATCAAACAAACATGAATATAAATATACTGGTTCTCGAGTGAAACTAGAAGTCCCAGTGTCTTATACGCTGACTGATGGGAAAGTTATTAGTAAGTATTTTAAGAATATTCTTAAGAAAGTAAAGAAAACCGAATCAGTTGCAGCACCCGCAACTGCTTAAATTATATCAAATTAATAATTTATAATAATAAATTATTAATTTCAAATTATTAATTTTATAATTTATTATATTTATGGTGTAAATGGAAATAAATGTTGTATATTCTCTAAATAATAACGACCAGCTGCCTCAAGTTGTGGTTTATAACCATTTAATAATAAAAAACGAGTTAATTCTGTATAGTTATTTATAATCTCATATTCAGTATAAAATAATGTGTTATTATATTTTATTATATAATTTATTATTGATAAAGGGTATTTATCATCACATATTGATAAAATAATAGAACTCCTATCTACTACAGATGGAACCGATTTACTAAATTCAAGTATTTTTGGATATAAAATATCTTTTATAAATATATATAATTCATGCGTATATACACCAGATGAATCATCAATAAATAGCTCTTCAAATGTTGGTGTAGTAGCAGCCATAATATATTCTAATTTATTAACTAATTCTAAATGAAAATTTTTCTTGATGCTAATTACGTCTTGAAATTTTGTATTATGCTCTGTTAAGTTAGTTAATAGTTTCTGTTCAGGGTTAGTAACCTTTATATAATTTGGTATTAAGTTTTGTAATATACCATATAAATTTACACTTTTTAATGAAAACCTTTTATATAAATTAATAATATTATTAATTGTTAAACAAAACGGCTCAAGTTCATAAATATAAAGATGAAGGAACTTTAATAGAGAATCACGTTTAAGTGTATTTTTTTTAATTGTCTCTTGATCATCCGTATCCTTACTTTTATAAAAAATATATAATTTTTTTAACAGATCCTGTATTTCTTTTAAGTCATCTTCGGTAAAACTTGTTTTGCATATATATTGTTGATGAATTGTTGTAAAATCATGTGTAATATTATCAATTGAATCATAAAATTTATCACTATTATAGCGCATCCCTAAATATCCAATTAATATACGAGTAGTGTTAAATTTGATAAACTTATCTTCTGATGATAAAATAGCAGATAAATAAACTACGCAATTATTGGATGTTGCTGTAGATTTTTGTACTATCTCTAATAACTTATTATATTGTTTTACATAATTATCTTTATCATCTGTATCATATGTATCTGTAAGAACAAGAAATTTTAATTTTTTTAAGTGTGTAAATGCATTATAATAAAAATGTAAATATTTTAAATAAAATAATTTAATTTTATTATAATCAAAATCTTCATATGCTAGTAATACTAATTTTAATAATTCAATTTTATTAGTTTGAAACACATCGTTAATATGCTGTTTATTGCGATCATAAGCTATATTTAAGTATGAATAATATTCTTGATGTGGTAATTTATCTTGCGTCAGTTGTTTTAAAAAACATTCATCATTATAACATTTTAATAATATTAATATATTTACTAAATTACTTTGATAAAAGAATCTACTTTTTTGTGTTTTATATAAATTTTCATATTCTTTATAAAATAAATCTAAATCTGCTGTATAACATTCTTCCATGTAATAAAATGTCTTTCCGTTAAATGCAAGATTCATATTAAAATTTTCTCCATTAACTGTTGCATTCACATCTGATACATCAAATAACATTGATATTATAGATATTATAAAACGAATATTATATTTAATTATTAATTTTTCTGATGATGCCGAATAGATTTTGTTTATTTCAACAATTAACAAATTAAATTGTGTTTTTAAATTAATAATTGCATTTGTATCTGTAATATCAGAATTTATAAATGTTAATATATCTTGATATAACTTTTTATAATATTGTTTCCATATATGATTACAATTTGTATTACATATATCACGTGTTTCATATATTCCATTTTCATTAGGTATACACAATTCTTTATCTAAAATATTTTGATTACAATTATATTTAGTTATAGGTACAGACGCTATTTCTCCAGATAAAAGCATTCCACCATATTGTAAATTTATATATTTTGTTTTATATTTTATATATTTTTTATAATAATTAATATGCATATTATTATTATAAAAAATATATTATTTTTTTCTTAAATTATATCAAATTAATAATTTCAAATAAAATATGCATATATAATATGCTCTTTTACATTAGGGGTGATTCTTATATAAAATATGCATATATAATATGCTTTTTTACATTAGGATGGTTCTTATATAGAATATTTATATAGTCTCGTGTTTGTCCTCCTTTTATCTTAGGCATTTTATATAATATATGTATTTTAGAATCATTTTCTCCATTATGCACTAGTATTAAACAATGAGCACCATTCCGAATTGTTTTATTACATATCTTTTTGTGCATAGCTTGAGGGATTTCTGTCATTTCATCAAGTGTTATTGACCAACCACTAAATCCATTTGTATCATTATCCCATATATATTTTATAATATTACTAGTTGTTATAGTATTTTTATTATTATAGTTTCTTATTCTATATTTAATATTTTGTATTGTTTGACGTAGTTGTGCAATTGAAAATCCCATTTTGAATTTTGTCAATTAATTTATGTATTTCTAAATTATAAACACATAATATTTCAATTTTTTATAAAACATATGTTTATGCAGATTATTTATTATATTATTTAGTTATAAAAATTAAAATAAAATTATTTTAATTTTTGCAAGGTCTAATCTAGACCAACTCATTCCGATCGCTCTTCATTTTCATCTTCGCTTTCTGGAACTGGTAACAATGCACGATTCGTCGCGTCATGCCATGCGCCGAGACGCACATATAACTCTGCAAACAGTTTTGCACGGGGTATATGTTGATGTTCCATACACCAAGGACACAGAAACAATTTTTTGCACAGTTTGTATTGTTTTCCGCGGATCGTTGCAAGTCCACAACACCTACACCACTTAAGCCTGCAAACATGGTAACAACACTGTTTGTGCACATCCACCTTCTCAATCTCAAGGGGGCTGTCGCATGTCAAAAAAGGCAAACTCGCTCTTTGGCCTTTTGGTATGCCTGTGCCGCAATGAAAACACTCACGATCGCGACCGCGTGTTGTCGTCATGTCTATATATAACTAACAATTAAAACCATTAAACATATAATATTTCAATTTTTATATATTGTAAATATTATCACATTGTTTATTTAATGTATCTAATCTACATTGCCATTCATTTGTATCAACAATATTATTAGTATGTATATTTGTTAAATGTTCATTTATTAAATCAGTTAATAATTTATTTTTATTTTCATCTAAATCAATAGAACCATATATTAATTCATTTTTTAAAAAAGTACATAAATTAATATATTCTTGTTTATAATCTTTTTCTTCAGTATTATCTTTTTCTAATTCATCTAAAAATAATAATTTATCATTAATATAATCAATTGATGTATTACAATAAGATAATTGTTCTATTATAGGTTGTAAATGTTCAGCCCATAATGGATTTTTAACTAATAATAAATTAGCTCTATTTTGTAATGTTTGTTTTCTTTCATTATAAAATATACAATCATTTTCATCAGTTGTATTATTTACTTCATCTATATTATTAGACATTGCTAGCAAACAATAATTATCTTGAAGTAGTTTAAGTGTTTCTACCAATTGTAAATGATTCATTGTATCTAATTCCTCTTCTATTAAATGAAATTTATTTAATATATCTAATTTATTTTCTTCTGTGATTTTATCATTATGCTGTAAATGTATTAATGCATTAGTAATATGGGTTTTAATTAAATATATATTTTGTATTTGTTGTAATTCATTTTCATCTATTTCTGATATAGTTATTATATTATCATTTGATATAGTAGAAATTGTTGGAATATCTTTAATTAATATACATTTTTCAATACCCGTTTTTTTATCTATTATAATCACATGAATAATAGAATTTAAATCTACTTTAAAACTAATCTCTATTATTGGCACTGCACCTATAGATAATTTATCAAAAATAATTTCACCTATTAAAAAATTCTTATTAGCAATTAATCTTTCACCTTGATATACTTTAATTTTTATAGTATTATCACCAGGTGAATCAGTTGTATATTTTTGTGTTCGTTTAACTGGCAATGGTGTATTTTTTGGAATAATTATTGAATAAGATCCATCTGCTAATTCAACTCCTAATGATAATGGTAAAACATCTAATAATATAACATCATCCGTTATACTATATTTATTTTCAATTATACCTGCATATAATCCAGCACCTTGAGCAACAATATATTCAATATCAGGATGAATCCAATAATTTTTTTTGGTAATTTGTTTTATTGTATTTTGTAATATAGGTATCCTATTAGTTCCACCTACTAAAATAACATAATTAATTAATGGAAAATCATTAATTATCTTAGTTAAATCTGTTTCAACATTTTTAATTAATTTTTTTGATAAATTTTCAAATGTGCTTTTAGATAAATTATAATTAATATCATTTATTTTAATATTATAATTATCTAAATATGTTAATTTTTCCTTAATTAATTGTGCACGATTCCATACAGTATTATTAATATTTATAATATTAGTTGTTTTTTTTATATCTTCTATTATCACATTAGTAAAATCATCTCCACCTAATGTTATACCATGACTATGCACAACTTCAAAAAACATATCTGATTTTTGTAATATTGTAAAATCCATTGTTCCTCCACCTGTATCAATTACTAATATTAATTCTTCAGAACTAACTGAATAATTTAAACCATATGATAATGCTGCTGCACTAGGTTCATTTATTATCCTAATTACTTCAAAACCAACTGATATAAATGCATTTTTAATTATATCACGTTGTGTATCATTAAAATTAGATGGAACTGTTATTACCGCTTTTATTATACTATTAGTACATATTAATTTTCTATAAATAATATCATACAAATGTTTAAAAAATACAATTAATAAATCATTATGTGTATAAGTTTCAGAATCATCAAAAGTAAATGTAGTATTATTACCAATTGATATTTTAAAACTTTGTATTATATCACGACATTGTAATGGAATATAATTACCACAATATAATTTCCCATCATGCTTACCTATTTTTGAAGGAATTATTTTAAAAATCCCATCATTTAATACTACTGCTTTATTATCAATAAAATGAGTAATAACTGTATTTGTTGTTCCAAAATCAATACCGACAAGTATTTGATTAATAATATTCATATGAATATATTATTAAAAAAATAATTATTTAAACGAAATTTATTTTTCCTTTTGAATTTACCAATCCTACAACATTATTTTGTTTATTATTTAATATATCATATAATTCATTTGTCTCCAAATCTCTCAAATAATATGTCTTTTTATAAATTAATAATTCAAAACCATTTACATCTTCAAAATCTTCTGGATTAAAATTATCATTAGATACTTTTTTATGTTTCTTTTTTATTATATTTTCTAATTCAACTATTTGTTCAGGTTCTATTGGTGGTTCTATTAATGGTTCTATTAATGGTTCTATTAATGGTTCTATTAATGGTTCTATTGGTGGTTCTATTAATGGTTCTATTGGTGGTTCTATTAATGGTTCTATTAATGGTTCTACAACTTGTGTTTTAGATTTATGTTTCTTTTTCTTTTTAATATTATTTTCTGTTATATCTTGAACAACAATTTCTGGAGTTATAATTGAATTATTATTTTCTGTTATATCTTGAACCATAATTTCTGGGATTATATCTTGAACCATAATTTCTGGGATTATATCTTGAGCAACAATTTCTGGGATTATATCTTGAACCATAATTTCTGGGATTATATCTTGAGCAACAATTTCTGGAGTTATAATTGAATTATTATTTTCTAAATTATTAGATGTTTTATTTTGTTTCTTTTTATTTTTAGTCAATAAAATATTTTTATCATCTATATTATCAATAATTTTATTATTTTTATATTTATTTAACTGTGATTCTAAAATAGCAATATAATTATTTTTATCATGCAGTTGTTTATTTAATGAAGTAATATAAGATACTTTTTTTAAATTATCATAATCTTCTTGTATTGTTACTAAATCTTTTTCATAACTGTCTATTTTAATATTTAATTCATTTATTATATTTTGCAATTGTTCGTTTTCTCTTATAATATTAATAATATCATTATTAATATTATCTGTAAAATTTTTTAAATTAGTTAATACGCAATTATATTTAGTCATTAATAATATATAAAAATTCTTTTTATATATTATTAATATAATGGAAACTAACTATGTTAATATTAGTTATCAAAATAAAAAAGAAAAAATACTACAATATATTACAGAATCAAATGTACAATTTAATAAACGTCTTGAATATATTAAACTATTAGAAAAAGCAGGTGTTCCTTGGAAAGATGCTGATAGATTATCTAAAGTATGGTATTGTATTACATTTAGAAATTGTAGATATACGTCTGATTTATATAATAAAGTAATATCTTATCAAAAACACAATTAATAATTTTATGAACTATTTTGGTCAGCTGCCCATTTTTTATTTATTCTATTTCCAGATATAGTTCGTGATTCATCCCATTGTTTTAAATCAATATTATAATTGGATGCATCATTTGGACATACTTTACAAGGTGCTGTATTAATACATACTGGGGGTCGTGTCATTGGAACCTGCCATTTATTAGTATTTAAAATTGCATATTCATTATCCCAATCATTTGCAATCTTATCACCAATTGGCTTGTAAAAATCAGTAGGTAATTCACTATATTCATAATCAGATCTTACTTTACCGTTTATCTGCCGCTGTTTAGATCTTCCTTCTCTTTTCATTATTTCAAGTGATTTAATTACATCCTTTAGTGTTGATAATTTTGATTGTAATTTAACACGTATATTTTCAACATCATTTCTTTCTATTATTCCTTTACTTAATAAATCAACTATTAATGATTCATAATATTTATATGCAATATCTTCATTAGTTATTTTAGGATCTAAATTACTATTTAAATTAGCATTTGAATTATTCATTTTCCCTCGTCTGTAAGCATCTAATTGACTATTTGCAGTTCCCGCTTTTGCTTTCGGCGGTGGCTTTGGTTTAGGTTGTAATTTTCTTAATTTATTTAAAAGGTCTTCTTTAATATCTTTTGCTTTTTGTATATCGGCGATAGTATATAAATTTTTCATCATTGCATCTACTTTTGCAATTTCTAATTTAAGAAGTCCTATAGTATTTTTATTTTCCATAGGTTCTGGTTCTACATATTCTGGTATTTCATCTTGCATCTCTGGTTCATTTTCTTGTTCGTCTTGTGCGTCATCTTGTGCGTCATCTTGTGCTTCATCTTGTGCTTCATCTTGTGCTTCATCTTCTTGTTCATCTTCTTCATCTTGTGTTTCTGCCATTAACATCGGTCGACCTGGTAGTGCAGGTTGTCCAGGTAGCGCGGATTGCGATGATACTGTTTTTGTATTTTGTAATAAATTATTATTATTCATAAATTTTTCTGTAGTATTTGTTTTAAACATGCAATCTAAACAGACAAATCCAACTGTTATAATTGATAAAAGAAGTATTAAATCTTTTTCCATTAATTTAGAGCTGGGGATTAGTTTTAATATTGTATATACAATACCTGCAATGATAAAATATTTTACAATATCTCTAGTAGTAAATACTGAATTATTCATTATATAACATATTAGATATTTTTTTAATTTTAATTAACTTTTTTTATTATAACATATAATTAAAATTAAAATAATAATAATTAAAATTAAATTTAATGAATATATTATAAATAATAATGATATATATGGATACATCCGATCTGCAAAAGTTGAAAATATTGGTGTTATGATTTCATTTTCTAATTTTTTTTTATTTTCAGGTTTGTTAATTTCTACAACCATTCTAGATATAAAATCTTTAGTAATTTTATCTATCATTAACAAAAAATAGATATTTATATTTTAAAATAACTCATTAATATTTTACACCTTTGTACATTTAAAACACCGAATTAACGACGAAAAAAATAAACAAAAATGTAAAAATTTGGTTATAACACATCGTGAAATGTGTATGAAGTCTCAACTACTGCGACAAAATACTTCTGGTCTTTTACCAGTGTTAAATATAGATTTTACTATTTTTAACATATTTTGCACAGCGTTTTTATCTCTGTTATGGTATATTTCGCAATTATGCTTAACCGATTGACATCGTAATATACCATGACATAAGTCTATTTCGCCTTTTCTTTTTGGTTTTTTACTTGGCTTTTCTAAAAACTTTTCTATTTCTTCATTACAACAATTACAAAGTTTTGATGTTCTAAATTCATTTACCAAATATGTTTTATAACCTGCATTTCTAAATATTCTTCTAAATTTCTTACATATTGTAGGTTCTTTTCCTTTCATATTATTATCACCTTTATCATAATCACCAATAACTAAAATAGTTTTATTTGCTTTACCATATTTATTTTCAAAATTTTTTATCATTTTACTTTCACTTTTTTGTGTATTTGTAAAGGCATTTAATTTAAATTTTCTAAAAAATGATTTTTCATAATGATTATTAAGTTGATTATTTATTTTATTCTTTTCAATACAATATAATTTAAACTTTTCATAATTACAACTTTTTGAATTAAGATTAGACAATGTTGTTTCTAACTCTTTTATTGTTTTGCTATCAATAAATGTTTCTTTATTAACCTTATCAATAATTTTATTGTATTTTTTATTTCTTGTTTCTAATCTTCTTTGATTTTGTGTATATCTAAATGTTTCTAATTTATCTTCCTTATTATATGAACCAAAATATAATAAATCGCTCAATCCGGGATCGGCACAAACCACCTTCATATTTTTTAGTTCTTCTGTAATTTCTATTTTTTCAATGTAATTAATATTTTCTTCCTGACAACATTTTTTATTTTGATATGTTTTTGATAATGGTTTACTATTTACATCTACACGAATAAATAAAATACATACTGAAATACCATCTGTTCTAATCATATGACTGAATGTATATTTTTTACCTTTCTTAAATACTCTTTTTGATAAATCAAAAAATTTGCTCCATAATTCATTATATTTATTTTCTTTTTTGTATGTTTTTAAATATTCACTTGTTGCTTCATCACCTAAAAAATTACTAATTAATGCACAAGTATCAATACAAATATTTTTAGGGATAATATTGGTTCTTAATGGTAATACATTAAATAATCTTATTTGTTTTTCTTCTTTGTCTATTTTTACATTATTAAGTTTTTCTAATTCATTACAAATATAAAACATAGCATGTAAAAAGTATTGAGTATTTGATTTAAGTTCATAATAAATATTATTTTCTTCAAATTTAGTTTTATTTGGAAACAATTTAATTCGTTGTTCTATTATCCATTTATGATATTTTTCATTACTTGTTAAAGTATCAAATGAAACTAAATCTTTTTTAATTTTGTTTATATCTTCATATAATGCTTTATGTAATTGCTTTCTTAATTCTTTATCTTTATTTGCTTTCGTTATTTCATCACGCTGTTTTTTAACATCAAATACAATATTGATATATTTATGAAGATGGTCTATAAAATGTTCTTGAATATTATTATTAATATTTGTAATCATGTCAATTGCTTCATACGCCAAAATATAACTTAATTTATCATAATAAAGTGTTTCATCTTTAATAATAGTTTTAGAATAATGTTCTTTATAAAATGTTGTTAAAATTTTTAATTGTTCAGGCATATTATCATCTCTATAACCTCCAGAATTGCATTTTCTTTTAGTAATTACCTTAAAAATATCACAAATAAATTCTTTATCTAATGTTGGAAAAGGTTGATTATTATGAAACAAATAAATAAAATATAATTTCAAAAATTGGTAAGAATGAACTACAATTTTATTTGTTCTTGAAACTATTTCATTAATAATAGGATTAATATTATTATCTTTTAGAACATTCTTAATATTATCCTTATTTGTTTTCATAAAATCAAAATTTTCTTCATCTTTTTTCTTTTCTTTAACTTTTGGTTTTGATTTTTTCATATCTATATAAATATAACTATATATTTTATTTTTAAATAGTTTAACGCATTAAAATTTAATTATAAAAATTTGAAATAATTATAATTAAATTTATTATATCATAATATAATAAATAATGGAAAATCTTATTATTCATATTTCTGGTGCATCGGGTTCCGGCAAAACAACATTAGGCAACAAACTAAAAGAGAATTTCAAAAGTAAAATTGTAGTTAAAGATTTAGATGATTTAAGAGATGAATTTATAAAAGAATTTTATGGCAATAAAAAATGGACTTATATTGATGAAAATGAATATCAATTATATATTAATGATTATGTTAATAAACAAAAGAAACCAATTATTTTTGTTGGTCTAAATGATAATACTATTTATGGAAAAAACAAAAATTTATATTATAATGTTCATTCACAACATAATTATTATATAGAAATTGATGATATGATAATAGTTAAACAAAAATGCATAAGACTATTAAATGATATACAAACTGATAAAATGGCAATGGAAGACTTAGTTAAAAATAATGAAAAATTTGTGAAAAAATTTACTGAGGCAATTAAAATAGAATGTAGTGCAAAACAAACTATAAAACAAAATAATAAATGGAAAAAAGATTATGAGAAACAAGGTTATAAATTTATGTCAAGAGAAAATATTTATAAATCTGTTGTAAAAATATTAAATAATAAATTTTCAAAATGAATTATAATTTTATATTATCTTGTTGCGCTTTTAATTTTGCTTTACGATTTAAATATGCGTTATGTCTCCATTCTTTTAATTTTTCTGGATTAGTTTCTTTTATTTTCTCCATATAATTTTTTGCTTTTTCTTTTACAATTTCACTATTTTTTTCGTAGTATTTTTTATTTCTTTCCGGATTAGTATAACACTTTAATTTTTCTTCTAATTCATTATTTTTATTTTTAAGTTCTTCTATTTCAAGTTTTAATTTATTTATTTCTTCATTCATTATATATTTACTATAATAATATTATAACATAATTTTAAATATTTTATCCTATAATATTAAATATAAATGACAAATTTTTAACTTGACATCAAAACATAAAAGTAAAGATTATAGCCTCGTAGAGGCGTATATGCCCTTTCGGGCTATAAATTTAATCTTTCTTATTTTTACAATAGTAATTTTCCCATATTGTAATCAAATTATAACCATTATTTTTTATTAATAATTCTCTTTCTATGGTATTTTTATAAAGTTCACCATAAGTTTTCTTAGTTAATAGATTAATATCATCTTTATTATATATTTTTGGATCACCATGAAAATAACTACCATGAAATTCATACACTGTATTTGTGTTTTCACAATATCCATCAAATCGTATCCTTTTATTGTCAATTACTATTTCTTTCTCTCCTATATTCCTTGCATGTTGAATAAAAATATTTTTTTTTTCATAATATTATCTAACCATTCTATAGATATTTTTGAAAATCTACCCAAACAACATTTTTGACAACCATTTCCAGATAAATGATCATTAGGTTTTTGAATAAAATCGCCATGTTCTTTACATGTTATTATAATATTTTTCCTTGTTCCACTATATTTTGATTTAGAATAATCATATAAATTATTATGAATTTTATTAGCCTTATAAATAAAATCATCATTTGTTTTTACAATACCTGAACATTTATAACACTGATAACCTTTAAGATGATTTAATGGCATCTGAATAAATTCACCGTGGTCTTTACATATAATTTTTATTTTAGTTTGAGCTGTTTTATAGTCTATTTCAGAATAATCATATTTATCACCATGAATTTTTTGGGCTTTTTCTATAAAAAGTTCATTAGTTACTTTATTTCTTCCTGAACAAGTGGGACATTTTTGACCTTTAAGATGATTAATTGGTATCATTTCAAAAATTCCATGTTTATTACATTTAATTTGGACTTTATCTTTTCCATGATTATAAATAACATTAGAATAATCATATATTTTACCATGAATTGATATTGATTTTTCAATAAATAATTCTTTTGTTAATTTAGCTGATTTTGAACATTGTGGACATCCTTGTTTATTATTAATGTGATTATAAATATTTTTATCAAATGTTCCATGATTTTTACATTCAATTTTAAGAAAATTAATATTATTTTTTTTAAACAGTTCAATATAATTATATTCGTTATTAAAAACATAAAACATTTTTCTAATGCTATTGATAAAAATATATTATCAACATTTTACAAATAGTATAGAAAATTACTTTAGTATGATGAAATCCAGATTACAAAAATTAGATGGTTTAACTCATAAAGAATTAAAGACTAATATAGAAAAAGTTATTAAAGATATACCAAAAGAAAAATATGAAAATATAATTAAAGGAACTTATAATAGAACAAATAAATATAGTAAGAAACCTTCTAACAGAAAAAAAACATTAAAAAATTATAAATAATTTACATATTTAAAAAGTCGGCGTTTTAAATGTGCAAAGGTGTAAAATAATACAATACGAATGTATAAAAATTGATATTTAATTATGTTTTAAAGGTTTTCTAATATATATAAATAATAACTAATGCCTTCAGACAATTATTATAAAGATGTTGCAAGAATTGAGCAAATTGAATTTAGCATATATACTAATGCAGATGTTAAAAAATACTCTGCTGTAAGCAATGACCCATTAGGTATAAATCTTGCAGAATCATATGAACAATATGAACCAAAAAAAGGAGGATTGGTTGATTTAGCATTAGGTACTTGTGATATATATTTACAATGTGCTACTTGTGGTTTAAATTCAATTGAATGTCCGGGACATTTTGGCCATACTGTTTTGGCAAGTCCTGTATTTAATTTTGGATTTTTAAATCATTTAAAAAATATTCTTCAATGTGTATGTTTAAAATGTTCTAATATTTTAGTTGATAAAACAGATATTAATTTTAAGAAAACTATTTCAAAGAAACCAGAGAATAGATTTAAAGAAATTAAAATTTTAACTAAAAATATTAATTTTTGTGTTCATTGCGGTGTGCCTGTTCCAAAAATTAAACGCGAAGTTAAAGATAATGGTTCAATTAAAATTATGATTGAACGTGATATAAATACAACTGGAAATACTACTGAAACATTAGATGTTAATATCTTAAAGAAAACAAAAGAATCATTATCACCACTTGATTGTTCATATATTTTACGTAATATATCTGATAGTGATTGTTTTTTATTAGGTTTTAATTCATCTATGCATCGCCCAGAAGATTTAATTATTGAAAACTTTCCAATCCCACCATCTATTATTCGCCCAACTGCTAAAGTTGATTTTTTATCATCGTCTACTAGTGAAGATGCTTTAACATTAAAAATTGCAGATATTATAACTGCTAATAAACGTGTGAGAAATCAGATGGAAAAAGAAACATTAACAAATGAATTATCTACTTATTCTGCTGATATATTCAATTTATTACAATTTCATATTGCTACTTATTATGATAATAGTTCTGTTAGTTTACCTAGAACTGAATTTAAAACAGGTGGCAGACAGACTAAATCAATTGTTGATCGTATTAAAGGTAAAAAAGGCAGGATGCGAAGTAATTTAATGGGTAAGCGTGTTGACTTTTCCGGGAGAACTGTTATTACTTCAGATCCATATATTGCAATTGATCAAGTTGGTATTCCTAAGAAAATGGCTATGGAATTAACTATACCAGAAGAAGTCACACCACATAATATTAAATATTTATCTGCTTTAGTTAAAAATGGTAAAGATATTTATCCAGGTGCTAATTTTGTATTAAGAACTAGTTATAGAAATAGTATACAAGAAACACAAAAGATAGATCTTAAATATCGTAAAAAAGCAATTAAACTTCAATTAGATGATGTTGTAGAACGTCATGCTACTAATAATGATTTTGTATTATTTAATCGCCAACCTACATTACATAAACCATCTATGATGGGGCATCGAATTCAAGTGATTGATGATGATAGATTAAATACATTTAGAGTAAATGTATCTGTGTGTAAGCCATATAATGCTGATTTTGATGGTGATGAAATGAATATTCATATGCCACAATCTCATCAAGCAAGAAATGAATTAAAATATATTGCAAATGTTCAATATCAAATTATAGGTATGAATGATTCAAGTCCTATTATTGGTTGCCAACAAGATGCATTATCTGGTGCATATATGTTAACAGAGCCAACTACCAAATTATATGGTTGGGAAGTTGCAAATATTTTATGCAATACAAGTTCTACTACAAAATTTAAAATTAAAATGACTGAACAATATACAGGCCATGAGATTTTTTCACATATTATACCTGAAGGAATTAATATTACAAATAGGTCAGGTGGTAATATGCTACAAATTACTGATGGTAAATTATTATCAGGATATTTAAATGATTCTGCATTAAGTTTTAAGAAAAATTCTATTATTCATTTTATTTGGGATAAATATGGTCCTTATAAAACAAAAAATTTTATTGATGATGCGCAAAGACTTGTATTAAATTATTTATTAATACGAGGCCAGTCAGTAGGATTGGGTGATACTATTATTAGTAAAGATATGAAAGAAAAAATAAAACAAATTGTATCAAATAAAATATTAGCATCTAAACATCAAATAACACAATTTGAAAATGATAATGATCAAACATCGGTTGAATTAATTGAAAGTTCATTATCTAGTAATTTAGATGACGTGCAATCTAATATCGGTCAAATATTAATGTCTTATTTAAAGTCAGATAATTTCTTCTGGTGTGCTGCAAAACCAAATTCTGGTGCAAAAGGATCATTGGTTAATATTGCACAAATGATTGGTGTTCTTGGACAAAATAATGTTGATAGCTTACGTATTAAAAAGAAAATTGAAGGAAGAACATTAATTTTCTGGCATAAAGATGATGATACACCTGAAGCAAGAGGGTTCATTAAAAGTTCATATTTTACAGGATTAACAAGTGCTGAATTTGTATATAATACTATGGCTGGTCGTGAAGGTCTTATTGATACAGCTATCAAGTCTATCACACGGGAAACACCAATTATTATTATTGAAAATAAAATCCCTAAATATGTTCTTATTGGTGAATGGATTGATGAACATCTTGTTAATAACAAAAATAAAGTTCAATACATGGAAGAACAAAATATGGAAATAATGGATTTAATAGATGGTGTTTATATTCCAACAATTGATTATGATGGTAATGTATCATGGGGTGAAATATCTGCTATAACACGACACGACCCTGGTGATGAATTATATGAAATTAAAACATACAGTGGTCGTAGTGTAATTGTCACAGCTTCTAAATCATTACTCGTGTGGAATGAACATACCACACAATTCAAGGAAATGCTTACTACAGATATTAAAATAGGTAATTGTGTTCCTGTAACATGTGAATTAAATCAACCTTCAAATGTTGTATTACATATTGATAAACTTTCCTTAACAGAAAATAATGGAATTTTAATTGGATTGTTCTTAGCAGATGCCATTTCAATCTCACAGAATACTATTATAATTAAAAATGACAATATTATTCAGTTTATAAATTCATGGCTTGATAATAATTCACATCATGCAACTTATATTGCATCATTTTTATCTAATCTTGTTAATAATAATTTAGAAAATAAATATATACCATCTGAGGCATTTGTTGCATCTGAACCATTTATTATAGGTTTATTAAATGGTTATTGTTCAATTAATAGTTTTATAACAGATGAAACAATTACAATCACTGCGAAGAACAAAAGATTAATTGAAGGTATTAATATGTTATGCTCTAGAATTGGTATATTTGGTATTGTATATACAACAATTATTACATCTGATAATTCAACTCCTCTTTACGGATTAGATATAACCGCACAATGGGGTAAAATATTCTCAGATAAAATTACATTACTTGATGAAAATAAAAATAAAAAAATAAAAGAAAATAAATGGTCATTAAAACACAATGTTATTAAAACATTCAATAATGTAGTATTAGACCCAATTATTGAAATTAATATAGTTAGTATCAAAGAACATCCTAAAGTATATGATCTTACAATTCCATCAACATTTAATTTTGGATTAGCAAACGGCCTTCAAGTGCGTGATACTGCACAGACCGGTTATATTCAACGACAATTAATTAAAGGTCTTGAAGATTTAATTATTAAATATGATGGCACTAATCGTAATGCAAAAGGATTAATTATACAAATTGTATTTGGTGAGAATGGTATTAATCAAGCATGCCAGACAGAATTATTATTTAAGATTTTAACAATGGATAATAAAACATTAGCTGACAAATTAACATTTAATCCAGAACAACTTAAAAAATTAGAAAAAATTACAAAATTAAGTAATAAGGAATTAACAAAATATAATACAGCACATTTTAATAAACTTAAATATTTCAGAGATGAAATGAGAGATATACAAATGAAATCAACTATGCATTATAAAAGTTTAGGTGATAAATTTGCTGCACCTGTTAACTTGTTTAGAATTACTCAAGATTATTCAAATAATAAAGTCCATTTAGAATTAACACCTGCAGAAATTCATGATGCTATTGAAAACTTTTTAGCTAAATATGAAAATAGATTAATAGTATCTATGAAAGAAACAGATGTATATATTAAAAAAGATGATCGTAATTTTAAGTTTTTACTTGAAGTTGCATTAAATGAATACTTGGCACCAGTTAAATGTATTTTTGAATACGGATTGTCTCGTAAAGAATTTTTAGCAATGATGGACGAAATACAATTAAACTTTACTAAAGCAATTGTTGAACCTGGCGAAATGGTCGGAATTGTTGCTGCACAGTCTATTGGCGAGCCCACCTCGCAAATGTCGTGTCCTTATGATACACAAGTTAAAATAATAGTTAAAAATAATAGATGGAATACCATCACGTTTCAAACATTTAAAATTGGTGAATTATGTGATGAGATTATACGAGAAAATCCAGGCTTAACTATTGGCACAGGACACCCCGACAGTGTTGAGACTAATTTGTCAATACTACCTAATGAATACTATATTATTGGTGTTGATAGTTGCGAACAAACTCATTGGAATAAGATTTCGCATATATCTAAACATCCCGTAAATGGTCAATTAATGAGAGTTACTACAAGAAGTGGAAGAATAACAACAACCACATTATCTCATTCTCACTTAATTCGTGCCAACCAAACAGTTGAAGCTATTACCGGTGCAAACTTGAGAACAGGTATGCGTATTCCAGTTACTAAACATATTGATAATACATTTATTAATGATAAAATTAAAATCGATAAACAAGAATATCAACTTGATCATTTATTTGGATGGTTTATTGGTGCTTACTTGGCTGAAGGTTCTATTAATGGTAATACCATAAGTATTAGTAATGTTTCAGACCACTTTATTAATAGAACTACAGAATTAGCAACTAGATTTGGTGCTAAAGTATGTGTTCGTAGATATCAAGGCGAATATGGACCATCTACATCAACCAAATTTACCCACAAACCACTAGTTAAATTAATGTTAGAAACAATGGGTACAAGGTCATTTGTTAAGCGTGTACCTGATTTTGCCTTTACTGCTCCCAATGAATTCAAAGCTGGACTACTTCAAGCATATTTTGATGGAGATGGTAATTTCCAAGCGGATAAAACACGTAATCAAATTAGAGTATGTAGCAGAAGCAAACAATTAATATGTGATATTGCATTATTACTCAACTACTTTGACATTTTCGGTTCTATTAAAGAAAACACTGTTAAAGAACAACCAAATTATAATTTATCAATGTGCGCACGTTATGGTCCCGCTTATCAACAATCAATTGGGACTGAATTATATCAAGATAAATTAGCACACATTGTTGATTATGCACAACGTAAAGATGCACATAACTTGTCTGATGAAATTGACAAAATTAATGGGCTTGGTGAGCTAATTGGTAAATGCGGAAAAGTGCTTGGATTACCCGGTCAAAGTAGAACATATGGTCGTTGGGCTAAGAAAGAATCTATTGGAAGAAGAACATTAAGTAAATATATTGATATTTTTGCAGCTCATGAAAATGCAATTAAAATTCAACCTGAATTAACTATATTAAAGCAAGCATTAAATTCAAATGTTATTTGGGATGAAATTGTTGATATTAAAATATATACACCTGACCAAAATGAATATGTATATGACTTTACTGTACCCGGTAATCAAACATTCATGGTTGACTCTGGTATTATAGTTCATAATACATTGAATACAAAACATTTAGCAGGTGTTGCAAAAAGTAAATCGGCTAATGCAATTAACCCTATTGTTCGTGTTCAAGAGTTAATGCATTATTCAAAAAATAGCAAAGACCCGCAAATGCATATCTATTTCACGCCTCCTTATTCAACGGATAGAACTGAATTAAATAAAGTCATCAGCTATTTTAAACACTTAACTATTAGAGAACTTGCACTATCTGGTGAGATATATTATGACATTGGATCAAATAATATTGGAGGTAAAAAATTAAAAGCAGATAATGTTACAACACCCTTCTTTATTAATAATCAGAAAGCAGATGTTGCCTCTTTACCTTTTGTTTTTAGAATTAAATTAAATATGGATAAAATGATTGATAAAGAAACATCTACACTCGATATTAAAACAAAATTTATTAGTTATTGGTATAAAAATTATACAAATTTAAAAAATTTAAAAAAGAATGATAAAGATGTTATCAGTAAAATATCACGATGTGCCATTCTATCAAATAATATTACTGATAATGAACAAATTATTCATATACGTTTTAGTATGAGTTCATTCAATTATAATATTGTTTATGATTTCCTTAAAATGGTATTTGATGACATTACATTAAAAGGTATAGAAAATATTCAAGAAATTAATGTATTGCATGAAAGTGCAGTACATTTTAATAAAGATACAGGTTCTGTTATAAATGATAAGGAATATGTTGTTTATACTAATGGTATTAATATTAATAGTATGCGATTAATGAAAGGAATTGATCATACGCGTACTAAATGTAATGATATATTTACTGTTTTAAAACATTATGGTATTGAAGCAGCGCGTTGTATTCTTGCTCATGAATTAACAGTAGCATTTGAATCTAAAATAAATCAATCACATTTATCTGTATTAGTAGATCAAATGTGTTATATGGGTGAAATTTTATCAATTGATCGCCATGGTCTAGGTAAGATTGATATGGATCCATTAGCACGTGCATCATTTGAAAGAACAATGGATCATTTTGCAAATGCTGCATTATTTAATGAGAAAGATTCATTACAATCATTGAGTTCTCGTGTTGCAGTTGGAAGAGTTATTTCTGGAGGCACTGGAGCATTTGACTTATTGCTAGATACTAAAAAGATTAGTAATTCAGAATATACAGAAAATGAAAAAGGTGGACGAATTACATATCCGCCTTTGGAACAAGAACCATTATTGTTAGATATTATGAAATATGAAATTGGGAAAACCGAATTTTATATGCCAAATATTAAAATATAATTTATTTAATAATTATTTAAAGAGCTATACTAATTATAATATTATATATAAATGGATAATTTTGATGATTTAAAATTAAGTAATGAATTAATTAAAGGTGTATATTTACATGGATTCACACAACCTACACCAATTCAAATAAAAGGAATTAATTCAATTACAACTGGAAAAGATTGTATATTACAATCACAATCAGGAACAGGTAAAACCGCAACTTATTTATTGGGTGTTATGAATAGACTTGATACAAATGAAACTGGATGTCAGGGCATTATTATTACACCTACAAGAGAATTAGCGGATCAAGTATATGCAGTTGCAAGTAATTTAGCAAAATATACACAGTTTAAAATTACTAAATGTGTAGGAGGAACTAGTGTATATCAAAATCGTGATGAATTAAAAACTGCGACATTAGTGATTGGAACAATCGGAAGATTATCACACATGATTAATGAAAATAAAATTAATAGTCATAAAGTAAAATTTGTTGTATTAGATGAAGCAGATGATTTATTAGCAAACGGTGTTAATGATAAATTACAATTTATTTTAGATAAAATACCATGCGGAGTTCAAATAGTATTAATATCAGCAACAATGTCTAATAATGTATTTAGTATTAGTAAAATCTTTATGCATGATCCAATTAAGATTTTACTAAAAAACAATGAAGTTATAATTGATTTAATTACACAATTTTATGTAGATGTTGAAACAGAAGAATCAAAATTAGATACTTTACTTGATTTATATAATTTAGTATCAGCTGCGCAAACAATTATTTTTTGTAATACTATTAGAAAAGTTGAATGGTTAGAACAACAATTAAAATTAAATAATTTCACAATTACTACAATTCATTCTAATATGAATCAATCAGAAAGAGATAGTATTGTTAAAGAGTTCAGAGATGGTAATACACGATTATTATTAACTACTGATTTATTATCTAGAGGTATTGATATCCCACAAGTAAATATGGTTATTAATTATGACCTACCTGCAAATAAAGAAACATATGTTCATCGGATAGGTCGGTGTGGGCGTTTTGATAAGAAAGGTGTTGCAATTACACTTGTTAAATCTACAGATCCATGTGATATTAAAACATTTAATAGAATGAAACATTTTTATAATATGGATATTAAGGAAATGCCTATATCTATTGGGCAATATTTATAATAAAAAATACTACATTTTTATTATAAATAATTTAGATTTTATACTACACATTAATTAATTGATTTTAAATTACAAAATTGTGTTCTATTAAAAATATCATATCTATACTGTTTTAATCCAGCTCATATTCTAAATTTAACATTCTCTTGATAATATCCAAAAAGATATTCTTTAAACTATTATTACTTCGCTACACAGATCTACAAAAGGCTGCTACTTTAGCTTCTAAATTATTGGTTGACGCAGGCGGGGTAGTAGTATTACCAATACTTGCACTTAAAATATCAACCAAATTATTTGAAGAAGGTTGGGTAGTTGTATTACCAATACTGGAAAGACCACCTCCGCTAGTTGATACAGACGGGGTAGTAGTATTACCCATACTGAAAAAACTGCTAGTGGGTAGTGATGCTGGTGGGGTAGTTGTATTACCCATACTGGAAAGACCCCCGCTAGTTGATACAGATGGGGTAGTTGTATTATCCATACTAGAAAGACCACCCCCACTAGTTGATACAGACGGGGTAGTTGTATTACCAATACTTGTACTTAAAATATCAACATTATTATTTGAAGGAGGTTGAGTAGTATTACCTATATCAATTGCAAACTTTTCTATGTTGGACTTAAACACATACATTACTATTATTAAAAGAATTGTGTAAAAAATAATATTATTCATTATTATATTATATTATAAAAAATTTATATATTTATAATTACAATTTAAAGTAAATTATATATTTAAAGTAAATTATATATTTAAAGTAAATTACAATTTAAAGTAAATATCATTTTATTCCCATTTTTTAGCAGCCATATTCATAGTATCTGGAAAGTCTTTATCATTTGCCTTCAATCCACTCCATATTGCATGTGGATAAAAATTAAGTATTACTTGTGTATACCCTGGACCAATTAATTGAAATTGTTTCGCACTTTTACCTTCCCAACCGAAAATTTTTACTAGTCTACCAGGCGGAACTGTTGCTGTAATCATCCCATATGCTGGTAATGTAGGTTTTCTAAAGTCGGCACTTTCAATGCATCTAACATTCATTAAAGCAACATTATTTAAAGCAACATTTAATTCTTTTAATTGTTCTTCTGTCATTTGTGCTACATTTAATGGTTTTTCTGCCACTTTTTCTATATATCTTTCCCGAGCCCATGTCATACATTTTTTAGCATTATCATCGCACCACAAAAACATTATACATGATTTATGCGGGAATTCAAATGTTGTATTGAGCATTTGCTGAGTGTGTGCACTACATATATTTACAACACTCGGAGTATAAAATGATACATTAGCTTCTACCCTTGCTAATATATCAGCTTCTACGCGTGCTATTGTTGTTTCTAACCTAGTTGCTAATGCTACTAAATCACTTGATGTGACAGTAGTCGGTGTGATAGTTTTTGTATCACGAGCAACAATACCCTTAAAATTATTTATGCTAGGTTGGGCAGTTTTTGTATCACTAATAGACACACCGCTGAAAATATCGTTGGCATTACCCCCTTCAAATAGTCCAAACTTTTCAATGTTTGACTTTAATACATACATCATTATTATCAAAAGAATTGTGTAAAAAATAATATTATTCATTATTATATTATAGAAAATTTATATATTTATAATTACAATCCTATTATATACTAAAAATTACAATTTATTAAAGATATTTAAAGTAAATATTCTTTAGTGTCATTTAAATATTCTTTAGTGTCATTTAAATATGCATTAAAGATATTTAAAGTAAATATTCTTTACTGTCATTTTGATTCCATAGACCTGTTTGAATTGTGCGCACTGGCTTAATATTAGGATTAGGCTGTTTATCCACTAACTTAGCATCTTTATCATATAACTCAATTGTTGTTCCATTTAATCTATGCTTAAGATCTCCACGATATCTATTATATATAACTATTTGATCTAAATAATATTCTTTTTTAAGATCAAATCTTAAAGCAATTGCCATGACACCAGGTTTAGCATGAACTCCATATATCATATTATCGCTAAAATTCCTATCTTTAAATATCATGCCATCTGTCGCGTTTGCTAGTTTATAGGTAGGGTCTTCTAATACTTCACCCATGTAAAGAGTTGGTATTATATCCTTTATAACATTCATTCCATTAACATCATATACTTCAATTTCAATAAGCGACCAATGTTCCTGTGCCAACCCAGGTTTATTATGATTACCAATAATAATATATTGTGCTTTATTTCGTCTATTAGAACCAGAAATCTCTGTTACAGTAATACTACCGGATGTGATAGCAGCTGGTGTTATAGTAGTTGTTGCAACAGCGCCTGTAGCAGCAGTAGCTGCACCTGTAGCACCTGCCACAGGAGTGCCAATAACAATAGAGCTTGTTGTAAGAGCCCCTGTAATATCAGCTTTTCCTTTTGCAATAATATCACCGGTTGTAGTAAGACTTGCTGTCGTAAGTCCATTTTTCATTACATTACCATCTTTATTTATATTAAATAAATCAACTGTTTTATTACTAATTTTAAAAGCACCTTCAGTATTTGTTAAAGTAATATTATTATCATCTAGTTTTGTTTTTAATGTTACAGTTGTTGGCGCTGTTGGATTCTCAACTAGTAGATCTACAAGTGAAGTTTTTATATCAGCTGCAGAACCAACACTTAATTTTCCTCTAATACTCATATTAGCAGGTGTAACTAACCCACCATCTTTTTGTAAATTAGTTGCAACTGCTGATAAATTTCTTATTGATTCTACATCAGCAAGATATATCTGTTTAACTGCTTCTTTTATTTGATCTGTAGGCCCGGCAGGTGGTGTTGTTTGGAAATTTTCAATAGTTGATGCCAGTATATACATAATTATTATTAAAAGAATTGTATAAAAAATTATAATATTATTCATTATTATATTATAATATACAAAAAAATTATACATTTATAATTACAATTTAAAGTAAATATTCTTTAGAGAATTTTTGATACCAATTACCAGTTTGAATTGTGCGGAGAAGCTTTTTGTTAGCATCAAATAATTCAATTGTAGTTCCATTCATTCTAGTTGTAAGCTCTGTATAATATCTATTATATAAAACTATTTGATCTATATAAAAATCTTTAACTAAATCATACTCTAATGCTTGTAAAATACTTTTACCTCCGTGAAATCCATGTTCTACAGTATTATTCATATTAGTAGGTGTTGTAAATATAATTCCATCATTAGCTTTCTCAGGTCCAAACTGATTAGGTCCATACTGAGTAGTATCATATTTGTCACCCGTAAGTATCTTAGCTGGTTTATTTTTAATAACATTCTCCCCAGTATTATCATATGCCTCAATTTCAATTAACGTCCAAGACAGTATAGCCAAATCAGGACGTTTATAATTACCTACAACAATATAGCGCGCTTTATTTCGCACATTAGGACCAGTAATCTCTGTTGCAGTAATACTACCAGTTGTTATAGCGGTTGGTGTGATAGTGGTTGTTCCAACAGCACCTGTCGCAGGAGTGCCTGTAAACTTTTCAATAGTACCCTTAGCACCTGTAGCACCTGTAGCACCTGTAGCACCTGTAGCACCTGTAGCACCTGTAGTAGGAGTGCCTATAGCAGGAGTGCCTGTAGCAGGAGTGCCTGTAGCAGCAGTGCCTGTAGCAGGAGTGCCTGTAGCAGGAGCGCCTGTAGCAGGAGTGCCTGTAGCAGGAGCGCCTGTAGCAGGAGTTCCTGTAGCAGGAGTTGCAATAACAATTGAGCCTGTTGTAAGAACTCCGGTAATATCAGCTTTCCCTTTAGCAATAATATCACCGGTTGTAGTAAGACTTGCTGTCGTAAGTCCATTTTTCATTACATTATCATCTTTATTTATATTAAATAAATCAACTCCTGTTTTATTACTAATTTTAAAACTTCCTTCAGTATTTGTTAAAGTAATATTATTATTATCTGATTTTGTTTTTAATGTTATAGTTGCTGGTGCTGTTTGATTCTCAACTAATAGATCTACAAGTGAATTTTTTATATCACCTGCAGAACCAATACTTAATTTTCCTTTAATACTTATATTACCTGGTGTGACTAATCCACCCTCTTTTTGTAAATTAGTTGCAACTGTTGATAGATTCCTTATTGATTCTACATCAGCAAGATATAGCTGTTTGACTGCGGATGTTATTTGATCAGAGGGTCCTGCAGGTGGTGTTGTTTGAAAATTTTCAATGGTTGATACCAGTATATAAATCACAATTATTAAAAGAATTGTATAAAAAATTATAATATTATTCATTATTATATTATATAAAAAAATTATACATTTATAATTACAATTTAATATTATAAATGTATAATTTAAAGTAAATATTCTTTAGAATATGTCTGATTCCAATTACCGGTTTGAATTGTGCGGAGAAGCTTTTTGTTAGCATCAAATAATTCAATAGTAGTTCCATTCATTCTTGCAGTCACACTCAGATTCTTATGAGTTCCTCCGTGCCATCTATTATGTAAAACTATTTGATCTATATAAAATTCTTTACCTAAATCATACTCTAATGCATGAAACACAATTTCATCTTTACCATGATATCCCCTATCTGCATTATCAGTCATATTAGTAGCTGTTGAAAATACAGTTCCTGTATTAGTATTCTCGGGTTTGAACCTACTATCTATTGGTTCGCCCTCAATTTTCTTAGTAGGTTTACCTTCAATAACATTTACCCCCGTATTATCATATGCCTCAATTTTAATAAGTGTCCAAGCTCCTATAGCTAAATCTTTACGATTCTTATTACCCACAATAATATATCGCGCTTTATTTCGCGTATTAGCACCTGCAATCTCTGTTGCAGTAATACTACTAGTTGTTATAGCGGTTGGTGTTATAGTGGTTGTTCCAACAGCACCTGTCGCACCTGCCACAGGAGTGCCAATAACAATAGAGCTTGTTGTAAGAGCCCCAGTAATATCAGTTTTTCCTTTAGCAATAATATCACCGGTTGTAGTAAGACTTGCTGTCGTAAGTCCATTTTTCATTACATTACCATCTTTATTTATATTAAATAAATCAACTGTTTTATTACTAATTTTAAAAGCTCCTTCAGTATTTGTTAAAGTAATATTATTATCATCTACTTTTGTTTTTAATGTTACAGTTGTTGGCGCTGTTGGATTCTCAACTAATAGATCTACGAGTGAAGTTTTTATATCAGCTGCAGAACCAACACTTAATTTCCCTCTGATACTCATATTAGCAGGTGTAACTAACCCGCCGTCTTTTTGTAAATTGGTGGCGACTGCTGATAAATTTCTTATTGATTCTACATCAGCAAGATATATCTGTTTAACTGCTTCTTTTATTTGATCGGTAGGTCCGGCAGGTGTTGTTTGGAAATTTTCAATGGTTGATGCTAGTATATACATAATTATTATCAAAAAGATTGTGTAAAAAATTATAATATTATTCATTATTATATTATAATATACAAAAAAATTATATATTATTATATATTTGCACTAAAAAAATTGATTTAAATACATATTAAAGTTATAATTTTATAAATATCAAAAATAAATATGACAACTAATTATAAAGATTTTAACATTAACTATTTCAATGTCAGTGGTGAATTAAAACAAGCAGCAAAAGGCAGCACCGCTTATCTTACATATTCAAATAATGGTGCATCAAGCACACCGCTATTTTTACAGTTACCATGGATTGAATTAAACACTTATGGAATTCCTCGTTTGAATGACTTTTTTACTGAAGACTCTCAAAGATGCTTTGTTAAATTACCATTAAGTAATGATGATCCTGATGTGGTACAATTTAAAACAGTAATAAAATCAATTGATAATAAATTTGGTTCTGAAGAATTTAGAATTAAACTATTTGGCGCTGCAAAAGCTAAAAAATTTGGAGCATATCAAGAAGTTGGACGCACACCTTTAACTGATGATGATAATAAAAATAAAAGCACTGTTGATTATATGAAAATTAAATTAAGTACTAATTATGATACAGGAGAAATTAATACTAGTGTTTGCACATCTGTTATGGAAAACAATAAAAGAGTGCGCACAAATGTTCCTGAAGAGTCTATTAAAACAGTAGATGATATTTCAAAATATATTTGTTATGGAGCAAGAGTGCGTTTTATTATTAGACCAGTAAAGTTATGGGCTCAAGCTCCTAATGCCTCTAAAGATCCAATGTATGGAATTACATTTAAATTAGTAAAAGCAGAAGTAGAACTCCCGCAAAGAATGGATAGCTTTAAAAATCTATTAAAGACCGATATGTTTTTGGATTCTGATGAAGAAATAACAGTTCAAACAGTTGCAACAACAAATGTTATTACACCTGCATCAGCACCTGTTTCTATTGATAATAAACCATCATCTTCTAAAAATAAATCAGCAGTTGCCGTTGTTGCATCCGAGTCTTCTGACGAAGAATCTGAATCAGAGTCTGACACTGAACAGCCTGCTGCATCTGTTAAAACAATTAATAAAGCTAAGAGCGGTGCGGTTGAATTAACTGATGAAGAATCAGATGATGAAGATATTAAACCAGTTGCAAAGACTCCATCTAAAGCACCTGCTAAATCAAAAGGCAAAAAAGCTAATGCCTAATTACTTTATATTATAAATTCATTTAAGGATTATTTATTTATAATATACATATAATATTTATGAATAAAGATACATCAAATATTTTCTTATCAAAAATCCATAATGACTCATCACCTGTAGATACAGATAAATGTGGATATTCTGTCGCAAGCACAACTCCATTAAATATTCATGATATAGATTTAAATAATATTACATATACAAAAATTAAATCTAATCAAACTAAAAAAATAATTTTATTAAAATATAATGATAAGTCTAATTCTATAAAAAATTTTGTTATTCAAACACCAACACTATTAAATATATCATCACCTGATTTCACATCTGGATTTGCAGAAATTGAGGTTGCATTAGATGGTAAATATAATAATAGAATAGATTCATTTATTTCATTTCTTAATAATTTAGAAAATAAAATAAAAGCAGATGCACAAACTAATGCTGCAGAATGGTTTAATATGAATGATAATCAAACAATTAATTTTCAAAAAATTATTCGTGAGTCCTCTAATTATTCAAAAGGAACACTTAAAATTAAAATTATAAAAAATAATGATTTTGAAACATTAATTCAATTAAATAATACACATAAAATAGATACTAATTCAATTCCTGCAAATTCATGGTGTAAAATGATATTAGAATGTTATGCTATATGGATTAATTCTAATAATGATTTTGGATTATTTTTTAGACCTGTTTTATTATCATTTAATCTAAAAGAAAAAGATATTTATAATTATAAATTTATAGAATCTGATGAAGATGAAATAGATATTCCTGATACAGAAATTAATCATAATATTTTTATGAAAGTTGATTCAAGTAATAAATTACATAAATCATTAATTCATTTAGATGCATCAGAGTTAGTTAGTAATTTATACTCAGATAAGAATTCAGATATTTTAGATTTACATATTGAAAATTCTTATTTATCTGATAGTTCATCTAGTTAAATAATATATTTAAAGAATATCATAATATAAATAGTATAATTGATTGTAAAATCATGTTAGAATCAACAAAATTAAATCATGAAGTATTTAATAATATAAAACTATCATCACATGAAAATACAATAATAAAATCACAAGAATCATTTTACGAACTAGTAGAAAATATATTATTGTTTTTACAAATCGTCACATCAGAATCAATTATATCAATTAGATTAATTGATTATTTTGTTACTAAATATGCTAAATTAAATAAAATTTCATATAAGTTAAAAGAAAATAATATTGAAAACACTTTTAATGTATACTTATCTTATAAACAACAATTAAAAGCATATCAAAAAAAACATTTTGACCCTTTTAGTAGAGGAAATAGAATACCTTATTTTATGAATGATTCATGTATTATAACTACAATTGGACAATTAAATTTTTTTAAATGGTTTATTTCAAAGAAAGTATATGAATATGTACTTGCTAATTATAATGCAATTGAAAATGATATGAATAAAAAAAATAAATTTAATAAAAAAGAAAAAAAAGAACTAAAACCTAACAAAAAACAAAAAACTTATCCTAATTATCAAAGTGGAAATTTTAAAACAAGTATATCTAATAATGTTGATAGAACTAATTTCACACAAAGTGCAACAGTTAATACTAAATGTCATAGTTCATTAACCTTTACTGAACCAAAAACAGATAAAATAATTGTTTCATTTTCATTTAATTAATATTTTATATTATGTTATAATAACACAATATAAAAAATTGAAATATAAATTGTTTATAGATTATATTATATATTTAGTAAAGGAATTGCCAATCAATGGTTGAACAATCATTTGTAGATCAAGAACGGGGTGTTATTAACTATCTAGAATCACACGGGCGACAGTTTCGCCGGTTATATAGTAAGGGTATGACTCGCGAAGCTGCAATGGTCGCATTAAATAATGATCCAGCATATCAAGAACGGTGTGTTATTAACTATTTAGAAACACA